GGCCAACCCGCGCGGTGCGCACTGGCAGCAGTGGGTGAAGACGCAGAAGGCGAAGCCGACACCTGGTGGTGTGGCGTTCGCGTGGGCGCTGTGCGACGTGACCCGCCGTGGGGCGATCGTCGCTGCGACGGGCTCGTTGCAGGACCCGTACGGCGAGGTGATCGAAGAGGGCGACGGATTCGGGTGGATCCCGGCTCGGCTGGTGGAGCTCGTGCACCACTGGCAGCCGTGGAAGGTCGGGTGTGACGGTGCGGGCCCGGAGCGGTCGCTGCTGCCGACCGTGCTCGCCGAGTTCGCCGCAGCGGATCCGAAGATCAAGCTGGCCGTGCACCACAGCCTCACGACCGAGGAGTACAAGGCGGCGTGCGGTGGGCTGTACACCGATGTGATCGAGGGTCGGATGTCGCGAGCGGCGTTCGATCAGGCTCGCACGGTCGGGCAGGACACGCTCGACGCCGCCGCCGGCGAGGCATCGGCGCGACCGATCGGCACCGGCTGGATCTTCGACCCTCGGCCGATGACGGTCTCGATCGCCCCGCTGAAGGGCCTGGCGGTCGCCCGGTTCCTGCTGCCGGAGAAGCCGAAGCCTGTGCGCAGGGCCCGTGTCCACTCGTTCTGAGGAGGCGTAGATGAACCGTACGCCCGAACAGTGGCGAGACAAGCTGCTCGAGCAGCTGGCGTGCCGCCGGCCGGAGTTCGCGAAGCGTCGCCGGTACTACGACGGCAACCACTTGCTGCCTACCGCTCCGGACAAGGCGTCCGAGAAGTACCGTCGGCTCGCTGAGCTCGGCGTGACGAACATGTGCGGGCTGATCGTGGACACCGCGGTCGAGCGGCTCATCCCGAACGGTGTGCGCCTCTCGGCCACCAGTGGTGAAGATCTCAACGCGTGGCGCCAGGTGTGGCAGACCAACGCGCTCGACGGTGTGATCCCGGTCGGGTTCGAGGAAGCGCTGAAGGTCGGGGTGTGCCCGATGCTGATCTGGCCCGAGACCGACGCTGCTGGCACGGTCACCGGCGTGTCGTGGACCATCGAGGATCCGGACGAGACGATCGTCGCCTACGAGCCGGGATCTCGGAAGCGGCGCGCGGCCGCGCTGAAGGTCTACGAGGACGACGACGAGGTCGAGTACGCCACGCTGTGGCTGCCTGACCAGGTGCACGCGTGGATGCGCCGCAGCGACCAGAACGGGCAGGCGTCGTGGGTCGAGGATCCGGACGAGACGAAGAGCGGCCCGAACCCGCTCGGTGTCGTGCCGGTGCTCGAGCTGGCGTCGAAGCGCAACGTGAAGGGCCAGCCGTCGCCGGAGCTGTCGATCTCGGTGCTGCGGTTGCAGGACCGGATCAACAAGACGATGTTCGACGCTGTCGTGGGCGCGGAGGATGGTGCGTTCCCGCAGCGTGTCACGATCGGAATCGAGATCGAGGTCGACGAGTTCGGCAAGCCGATCAACCCGCTGACCCCGGGCCCGAACAAGGTGTTCGTGCTCGATGCTGCGGAGGGTCAGGAGTCGACGGCGAAGATCGACCAGTTCGACTCGTACGACATCACGCACCTGATCCAGCTCGCCGAGGCATCGATCAAGCAGCTCGCTGCGGTGTCGCGTACGTCGGTGTTCTACGTGCTCGCCGGGCTCACGAACGTCGGCGCGGACACGATCCGCATGGCTGACCTCGCGACGTCGGGCAAGATCCGTGGGCACATGACGCGCATGAGCGAGATCCTCGAGGAGGGCTTCGCGCTGTCGCTGAAGGCGCTCGGAACGGACGCCCCGCCGGACATCGAGATCCTGTGGGAGCCGATCGAGGTGCGTTCCCCGGCCGAGCTGGCCGACGCTGCGATCAAGCTCTCGCAGGCCGGCTACCCGTTCGCCGCGATCGCCCGCTACGTCGGCGCGACGCCGACAGAGATCGAACGCATCGACACCGAACGCGCCGTGGCGCAGGCCGAGCAGGCCGCCGCTGCTGCAGCGCAGGTGTCGGCGTAACAGACCGCCCCCACCGGGGGCGTGCCCGCACGCTGATGGTCGCCGTGACGGCGTCGGTCGGTGCCGGGACCACCAGGCCGTGATGGCCGACCAGCAGATCAGGAGATGGCGTGACGCCCGATCCCGAGTCCACCCCGTCCGATGGCACCACGGTGCCCCCAACGAACACCGCCCCGACCCCGTCGGCACCTCCGGCAGCGCCGGACGCCACCGACTCTGATCCCGATGCCGGCGCCAAGAAGGCCCTCGAGTCCGAACGCAGTGCTCGGCGTGAGGCCGAGAAGGCTGCGAAGCGACTCGAGTCCGAGATCGCCGAGCTGCGCAAGGCGCAGATGACGGATCAGGAGAAGGCACTCGAAGACGCCCGCACCGAGGCGCGAACCGAAGTGGAGACCCGGCTGCGTGAGCGGCTGCTGTCCGCAGAGGTTCGTGCTCGTGTTGCTGGCCGCTCGGTCGACCCCGATCTCGTCGCCACCCTCGTGGACCGCAAGTCCTTGAAGTGGGACGGCGATGACGTCGATGTCGAATCGCTCGAGCGGCAGATCACGAGGATCCTCGAAGCGAAGCCGTACCTGGCGCTCAGCGACCAGCCCGGCACGCCGGCGCCACCGCGGGTGCCGACCGGACCGAGGGGCAACAAGCAGGCCGGGAGTCTCACCCGGTCGGACCTCCACCGCATGACGCCCGAGGACATCACCGCCGCGTTCCAGCGTGGCGAGTTGGCGCACCTCATGGCTCCCGAGTCCTGAAAGGACACCACCCATGGCCATCTCCTTCATCCCCGAGATCTGGTCGGCGCTGATGCTGACCACCCTCAAGAAGAACCTCGTGTACGCCCAGCCCGGCGTCGTGAACCGCGACTACGAGGGCGACATCGCCAACGCTGGCGACACCGTCCGCATCCGGTCGTTGTCGCGTCCGACGATCGGCACCTACTCGAAGGGTTCGACCACGATCACCCCCGAGCAGCTCACCGACGCGCAGCGCGCCCTGTACATCGACCAGTCGAAGTACTTCGCGTTCGAGCTCGACGACATCGACGCCGCCCAGTCCGTCGGTGGCGAGCTGACCACGGCGCTCACCGAGGCCACCTACGGCCTGCGCGACGTCGCCGACCAGTACGTCGCCGGCCTGTACACGCAGGCCCAGTCGGCCAACCAGCTCGGCACCATCTCGGTCACAACGGCCGCCGGTGCGTACACGGTGCTCCGCCAGCTCCGTACCGCGCTGAACAAGGCCAACGTGCCGATGGAGAACCGGTACGTCGTCGTGCCCCCGTTCTTCGAGGGTCTGCTGCTCGAGGATGACCGGTTCGTCCGTGTCGACGCGTCGGGCAGCGACCAGGGTCTCCGCAACGGCATCATCGGCCGGGCGCTCGGCTTCGACGTGATGATGTCGAACAACGCCCCGCTCGTCACCGGTGACGACTGGGCGGTCCAGGCCGGTCACCCGTCGGCGATCGCGTACGCCGAGTCGATCGTGAAGGTCGAGTCGTACCGTCCGCAGGACGCGTTCAGCGACGCCATCAAGGGCCTCCACGTGTACGGCGCCAAGGTCATCCGGCCCGACGCCATCGCGACCTGCGTCGCCTCGGAGACCTGATCCCTCCGCACCTCGTCGGGTGGTTCGTGCGCTGCGTGCGCGCGGGCCACCCGTCGGGGTGCTCGCCCATCCACCACTCGCACCACACGCCCACACATCGCACACAGGAGGCCACCTCATGGCACGCACCGCAGTCACCGTCACCGCCCTCTCCCGTACCGGCGCCGCCACCGCCGCCGGCACGAGCGCCGACCCCACGAACGGCCACAGCGTCGATCTCGGCGGCTACCCGCTCGAGGAGTTCGTGTTCCGGTTCACCAACACCAACGGCACCGACCGTGTCGCCACGATCAAGGCCGGCGCCAACCCGCCCGCCACGGCCGCCGGGCAGGGTGATCTCGCGATCACCGTGCCGGCCACCACCGGCGACATGACCGTCGCCGGTCTCGAGTCGGCCCGCTTCCTGCAGGCCGACGGTACCGTGAGCATCGACCTCGGCGCCTCGTTCGCCGGCGCGGTCCGTGCGTTCCGGGTGCCGCGCTGATGCCCGCCACGATCATCGTGCGCTCGGCTGGCGGCTCGCTGTTCGAGCTCGACGTTCCCGAGGACGGGACGATGGCCAAGGAACGCCTCGATCAGCAGATCGAGCGCGGTGACCTGGCCATCGTCACCGACCCGGTGAAGTGGGTCGAGGTTCCGTTCGGCATCGACGCGAAGGGCGAGACCACGTTCTCTCGGCACCTCGTCCTCGACGTGCCCGACCCGGACGTCGATCCGGCTGCGCCACCGGCAGAGGTGGAGCTGACCGCCGAAGGTCTGGCCGCGCTCACTCGCGACCAGCTCGTCGAGGTGGCCCGCGAGGCCGGCATCGCGCCCGGCAAGAAGGCTGCCGCCACGCTCGCCACCGAGATCCTCGACGTCGTCGCGTTCGCCGATGCCGTCGAGCAGGCTGCCGCTGCAGCCGCTCAGGAGAGCTGACCGGGATGCTGGCCACCATCGAGGACCTCGCAGCGCTCGGCGCGCTGCCGCTCAACGCGAAGAGCAGCACGCCGGAGTACAAGCGCGCCGTGAGGCTCCTCGAGCTGGCCAGCGCCCAGGTCGTCACGTACCTCCGGTACGAAGACGAGGCGGCGCTCACCGTTGCGCTCACCGAG